CCAATACATGGGACTACCCGTACCAATTGTGCTAACCTATGACGATTTATGTAGGAAATACGGGGTTGATATCTTGACTGCCGAACACGAAGAAAAAATGACAACAGGTTTGGGTAAATCAGTCGCAATCACGATGTTCCCTGAAAGAACTTCACCATTTTGGAATATGAAATATGCTGGTGACAAATTATTCAGTAAGATTGATATTATTTTAATGGGACAAGAGACAATTGGTTCAGCAGAACGGTCAACAAACCCAACGGAGATGAGAAACTTTTTCAATACAATTTCTGAAGGTGGTTACGCTAATAAGTTATATGAACTATTTGGTAAAGAAAGAGTTAACAAAGAATTAGATGAGTTTTTGGCTCACTCATTTATACCAAGATTTGGTGGCGGAATTGGTGTTACAAGAATGGTAAGAGCAATTCAATTATCACAACAATAATTTGACAATATAACATTTTGTCCATAATATTTTATGGATGAAATGGGTTATTAATAAATGGACAAAAATTGTAGGACTGATAATAATATCAGTGTTTGTTGCAGTTTTGTCCATTTTTCTTTTATTTCTAGTTAGTTGGATAATTAAATTTTTTTATAATATATTTTGAGTATGACAAAGAAAGAGCAACTTAAATTACACAATCCCGTATTAATGTTAAGTGGATTTGACATAATTGATTCAATATTTCCCGATGCGAAGTATAAGGAAATGATTATAAATCTAATTAAAAATAGATTTAGTAATAATAAAATGTCCAAAGATGAACTAAAACATTATTATGGTGATTCTATCAATCACATATTAGAAAAATATTCAGAATCTGAACTTTCATATATTTTTAGAGTTCTTGATTATATGTTGAATGATAATCAAGTTAAAATGTTAAACACGTTCATTAATTATGATAAACAAAATTTGATGAATGGGGTGGATTACACATCAATTAAAAGTTTTGATGATTTGGAAAAACTAAACTCGTTATCTGAAATTAAAAAGATGGGTAATGAACTTGAAAAAGAAATTATCAAGATTTATGAAGATAAAGAATGGTTGGTTTTACGTCCACTAACTCATCTGTCATCTATGAAATACGGAAGTTCAACCAAATGGTGTACGACTTCAGAACACGAACCAAGTTATTTTGGAAGGTATTCAAAAAGTGGAGCATTGATTTATTGTATAAATAAAATGACAGGATTGAAAGTTGCGGCTCATAGAGATTATTCAGAATATTCATCCACCTTTTGGAACATGCAAGATAATAGAATTGATTCATTAGATACAGGATTACCATATAGTATTTTGGATATTGTTAGGTCTGAAATTTTGAAAAATAAATCAAATCACGACTTAATGTCTGAAGAACAAATTAATAAAGAAGCATTATATATGTTGAGATTTGAATATGGTGAAAAATTGTCACCAGAAATTGAAGTAACTCAAAGAGTAAGAGATATTAATTTAGATTTAGAATTACCTATACCTGAACCAACAATAAACATTAATAGAAATGCTATGATTGGTAGGATGATGGCGGGTTAAACTCAACCTGTATTATTAAGTCACCACTACCTTTAATTACTCTATGATATAAACCTTTGGGGATAAAGATTTTATCCCCTTTTTTCATTTCTATGGGTAAGTTATTATCAGATTGGTATTTCCACCCATTACTCTCCAAAATCTCAACTAATCGGTTTTCTCTGTCCCTATGCCACATAAGTTCACCTGAATCAGTATCTTCTGTAAATGTTCTGATTTTAATTGTATCTGATATGTTTTCTTGAATAAATGGAAGTTCGTTCATATTACCAATAACCTGGATATGTTTTACCACCCCACAAGTGTCCATAACGATTGATTCTACAAGCCCAATAACCTGCGGTCATTCTATCCTTCTTTTTATCACATTGATGTCTTGATGCAAATGCTTTACGAGCTTTAGGATTTGATACTTTAGCAGTTAAACCTCCTGAAACATCCCCAAAAGAAATCTTTTTAATTTTACCTGTTGATGGATTTTTAACATATACAACATATTTTTTACCACCACCTGAATTTCTCATTGGTTTTCCAACCTGAACTTTTCTACCTTTATACTCAGCCTCATTTAGTGTACCCTCAATAATAGGTAAATCTAATGAAACCTCTTTACCATTTTCTAAAATAATAGTTTCTCCAATATTACTTTCAATAATCCATTTATCTTTTTTATTTAAGTCAATGAAACCAACATTATGTAATTCCCTAACCTCATTCACTAAATCTAAATAAGCGTTTGAGCCACTTCTAAATATTGATTTACTAAGAGGAATGTTATTTTCTAAATGATATTTTAAGTTATCAGAAACATAAGTTTCAGTCACTAATTTCATACTTGACGAAAAATTTTCTAATTCTTCCTTCAATAATTGTTTGATATTCATAAAAACTATTTTTATATAAATATTTATAGATATACATTTATTATGAATCAAAAAAAAATTTTATCAGAAATTAATCGAATTAGAGAAATATCTAAATTACCTATGAACGAAGATTTGGCAAAAGACATCGTAGGTTTAATGATGGGTAAAGAAATAAATGCTGACGACATCAGTAAAAACATCTTCAATGTTAAAAATAATGACAAAATTAAACCTAATACTAAAAATAAAAATGAATTAGGTGTAGACATTTCACCAACAACACAAGGAAATTTTGATGAGATGACTAAATTGGTCATTAATAAAATAGAAGGGGGATATTATAATCCTGAATGGCATTATAAAAGAGCTATGGGTAGGTCAGGAGAAACTATGTTTGGTATTGATAGGAAACATGGTGGTAATTTAAATACTTCACCAGCGGGTGTTGAGTTTTGGTCGATAATTGATAAAAACAAAACAAAGGATGTTTGGAAACATGGTTATAGGGGTGGTGAATTAGAAAATCAATTAAGAGACTTAGTTGTTAAAATTATGAAACCTCATTACACTAGTTTATCAGAAAAATATTTAACTGACGGAGCTAGACAAATTGTAAATTCAGACAACCCATTATTATTCCATTTTATATATGCTAGTTGGAATGGTCCTGGATTTTTTAAAAAATTTGCCGAAAAAATTAATAAAGCAGTCAAAGATGGTGTAACATCTAGGGAAGAATTAAGGGACTTAGCTATAGATTCTAGAAAAGAAAGTGCGGTTGCTAGAAGTGCTAATAAGATTGAGGGTATAATGGATAACTTAGCCTAATCAATTTTTAGGGCCCAATACTAAAACAGCCTCAGGAAATTCTCGATTTAAAATCTCTTCATTTTTATTACCATATGGTATATTTTGAAGAACGTACCTAATAGCATTTAATCCAGAAATCTTTTTATCATTTGAATCCAAGATTACCCAAGGGTGTTCAGACGTAGATGTTTGGTCAAATAACTTTTCTTTATATTTTGTAAATTCTTCCCATTTATCCTGCATTTTTTCGTCATTTACAGAATACTTCCAATATTTTAACGGAGATTTTTTCCTAACACTAAATCTATTTTTTTGAGTATCCTTATCAATTGAAAACCAAAGTTTAAATAAATAGTCTCCGTTATTAACTAATGACTTTTCAAAATCATTAACATTGTTCATAAAGTCATTATATTCTTGTTCGGTACCATAACCCATCACAGGTTCGACCAACCCCCGGTTATACCAACTCCTATCAAACAAATTGATTTTGGCCCTATGTATCTTTGAACGATATCTATCCCACCAAAACTTTCGTTCATCCTCGGTAGGGATACCCAAAGCAATAGTATTGTAATATCTAGGGTTCATGTTCTCTATGAATTTTTTTATTGTTGAACCCTTCCCAGCCGAGTCCCTACCCTCAAAAACAATACTAACTGTTTTACCTGTACTTTTTAACCATTCCTGAAGTTTAAGAAGTTCAACTTGTAATAAAAACAATTCTCTTCTATATATTTTCTTTGGAAGAATAGATGGTTCGTCAACGTCAATATCATCGGTGTCGTCATCAAACTTTCGTTTTTCTAGTGACTCCCATATGTTACAAAAAAAAGACTCGAAGTTTTTTTTCTTATTTCCTTTTTTAAGTAATACCTTTCTAACACCACGTTCTAGAAGTTTGAAATCAACTAAATGTTCGTCATAGTGAGCGATAATCTCACTTAAATAAAAATCTATTTTTTTGGATTTAACGTTTGAAACATCTAGTATCTTATTGATTGACTGAATGTATTTTTCATTTTCTGATAATTCCATAATTTTAAAATATTTATTGCAAAGATACATAAACATTTCAAATTTACAAAAATGATTTTAAAAATTGGTTCAAGAGGTGACGAAGTTAAAAACTTACAACAAAGATTGGGATTAAACGCTGATGGTGTTTTTGGTCCTGGGACTGAAAAAGCCGTAAAAGAATGGCAAACTAAACACGGATTACAAGCTGATGGTATTGTAGGTCCAGCAACAATGGCAAGACTTGAGAGTAATACTCCTCCAACACAAGTAGTGACTGAGGATGTTGTTATTCCTACAAGTTCAGAATTTAAACTACAAAATTTAAAAGGTCACATTCCTGACGCGGTAATATCACAAATTCCTGACACCGCTAAGAAATTTAATATTACTAATCCATTAAGATTGGCGCACTTTTTAGCACAATGTGGTCACGAATCAGGCGGATTCAAAGCAGTTCAGGAGAATTTAAACTATTCTGCAGATGGACTTAAAAAGATATTCCCAAAATATTTCCCTGGTAATTTAGCTGAAAGTTATGCTAGAAATCCACAAAAAATAGCTTCAAAAGTTTATGGTGGAAGAATGGGTAATGGTGATGAATCAACAGGTGAAGGATTCAAATTTCGTGGTAGAGGTTACATCCAATTGACAGGCAAACAAAATTATACAAATTTTGCTAAGTTTATTGGTGAAGATACTGTGTCAAATCCTGATTTAGTTGCCACCAAATATCCATTAGCGTCTGCAGCGTTTTTCTTTGACTCAAATAAACTTTGGTCTATTTGTGATAAAGGTGCCGATGATGCAACAATTACAGCTGTAACTAAAAGAGTTAATGGCGGAACCATTGGATTAGCAGACCGTATCAAACATTTTAAAGAATACTACAATTTACTTAAATAAAAAGTTCGATTTATTGGACTTTCAGAAGTATTTTTTTTAAAATTGGGTATATTTATCATATACCCCCACCCTACTTGTAGGGTATTACATATATATAACACCAAAAGACCTCAGAAATTAGGTCTTTTATTTTTTTATAATATTTATGAGTATGAATTTTGATGAAATTTTAATCGATAAACCAATGTCTTGGATTGGTATGTTAACTGAGGACAAAGACTCTAAAGTTAAGATTAACTATGTGGTTAAGTATGTTAACCCAACCACTAAAAAGATTTATGGGGAAGAAAAAAACATAATTAAGGTTGATATTATTATCGATGAAATTTTAACAAACCCTAGTTACAAACCACATATTATTAAATTTTGTTCTTCCGGAAAAGAAGGAATTACTGATAAAGAATATGTTAGTATGACATTAAATTTAGCCCAAGACATTTTTAAAATAACAAGTGAGTTTACTGAGGATAAAATTTATGTCTCGTCTATTAATTGTAAATCACTTTTAGAAAGTTTCAAAAGAAGATACTATTAATCTTTTTTAAATCTTTCTATTATTTTAGTGACAATTTCTTTTATGAATATGGCCGAAAAGTGAGTTCCTAAAGAAAGTCCCATCCGATATGCTATCTCTTTAATACTTTCAGTTGAATTTTCTTTTGACAAATCTAGAAGAATATCTAAAATAGGAATTAGAAAAGCGTAACTCATCATAATGGTTACTTTAGAAAATGTTAAATTTAAACTATTAACAAAATCTAAAAAAGAATTTCTTAAATCTGTTCCTATCTCTAGTGTTTTATTAAATTCTTTTTGTAGATTTCTATTTTTAATCTCTAATAATAACTTTTTAACATTTCCTGTATGTTCAGTCACTATAACCATAACAACGGCTAAAGTTATTAATAGAATATTTTCTTCAGACAAATGGGGGAATGACCCAGACACAAACTCACTTAATGGTCCAAAAACTCCACCAATTGCAGCACTGAAGGTTAATAAAATCTTTAAATCAAATTTAAAATTTTCGTTTGCCTTTTTAATTGCATCAATACCTACGTTTGACATATGTTTAATTATATCACCTACTTTTTCCATAGATTCGGACAAAAGTAATAATTTTTTTTGATTCTCGGTAATAATAATTTCCATAATACTTATAAATAGTAATTAATATTTATTATTATGAGTAAAATAGATAAAAGAAATGTTAACGCTCCGTTAAGTAAAGGTGATAAAATCATGCTTTGGTATATGGAAGGAGAAAGTTTAAAGCCTGGGCTAAAAGGTGTTGTAACAGGGTCAAACGATGTTATGGGTAACACCCATTACCAAGTAGATTGGGAAAATGGTTCAAAATTAGACTTATTGTCAGACGCTGATAAGTGGATATTAGTTGAAAAAGGAGATAACAACATCCAAGAAGGTAAAGCTGAGTCAATGGCTGAATTAATTAAAAAACGAGGTGGTTTTTTACGTAATACTAACTTAGCGCTATTAGTAGAATTTTTAGAAAAATTAAGACAATGCGGTGTCACTAATATGCTTCAGGCAACCAAATATTTAGTTATGGGACAAAGTCGTATGGAAATTGATTTTGAATACCATAGAGTTTCAAGTGAAATTTGTGATGAGGTTTTAGAAATGGCTGATGATGTTAAAGATGCTATTATTACTGGAGCAATTAAAACACTAGAAAAAGAAAATAAAAAAGTTACCATAGAAAACGTGGAAAGAATTATACATAGTAATATACCAAGTATTTTACAATGGT